TATAGATGGTTTAGAGCATGCTATAACAGTAATACAGGAGGAGGAATAATGGAAGACCTAAAAGAAGAGCTAAGAGAATTGTTAAAAGCAATTAACCTTTGTAATGAATGGAGTAACGACAATGCAAAAGCTAAAGAGTTCAAAGACAAAACGATTGATGAGTTTGTTCGTTTTAGAATTGCAGATTACACAAATAAATTGCACAGATTAGTTAGAGAATTGGAGGGAAAATAATGAAACTATATTACTTAAAGTATACGCAAGAAAGCGAGGCATATGTCTCAGCAGACAGCGAAGAAGAAGCAGTACAAAAGATATCAGACTACACCGGTAATGGTGCAGACAATATGCACAACATTCGACTAAACGAATGTGGTTGGAGCGTTGAAGGTGAAGAAGGAGAGCTTCTACCTATTGCAGAGAAACATCCTAACGCACACTTCGACACGCATATTAATGAGTATGGTACTACATATCAGCAACAGGACCAAGACTTCCTGTTCTATAATTAACCCAACAGGGAAAGCCATAGGGTAGGTATGGTTGTTCAGCCTACCCACATGGCTGTTTAAACAAGTAAGAAAAGATAAGGAGGCGTAATGCCAAAGCAATATGAAACTAATAATGGCCTAATAGAAATAGGCAAAGACAGTACCTATACATTGAATGAGTTCAGTGTTTGGTTAGAGATAGAGACAGACCCAACAGACCAAAGAAATACATCAGTGATGATACATCCTGTTGCATTCGACAGTCTTATCAAAGCTATTGAGAAGGCAAGAGAGATTGGTTCAGTTGATGGTGACACAGCTACCGAGAAGTGGGATGCTGTAGTTAAGAGTAAGGAAATAAAAGGAGCAAAGTATGGGAGAACAAGTAGATACGCCCCAAGACCAAGTGTTCTTTAAGGTAACCAAGGTTGTTACCTATAAGTATGACTACCCATTGAAAGAGAATGAGTTATATGATTGCAGACAAGATGCAAACAATGAGCCTTCTCGATTTATGTCAATGTGGGCGAATGAGAATGACGCAAAGCAAATTGATGAGGAGATACAATCCATATCAGTTCTCGATGCAGACGATAGTGATGGTGATAACAGTTGGTACATTTAGTACCGACTGTTTAAACAAGGAGAAATAATGGAGTTGACAACACAAGTTATTGCTATAGGAATATCAGCACCAGTAGTTTTTGTACTATTGGCTATGTATATAGCAAGTAGATAAAGAAGGAGAGAGAATGAGAGAGCCAAAAGAAATATCTATATGTTCTAAGTTTGACATAGTCGAATTTAAAAATAGCGATATCAAATGGATTATGTACGACAGTAGAGACGAAGCAATTAGAAAGCAGACCGAGGAAGAGTTAACAGAGCCAACAGTCTTACAACACTTTAAAGTTGTAGGTACTAACGACCAAGGGTTCGTACTAGAGCTTGAAGAAGGTATAGAGATAAAGTATAAGGAGGTATCAGATGAGTGAAAAATTATATTACAAACTGTTTTACTTTTCGCTAGATGCGATGGAGCTAACAGACAACAGAGATACAGTTACAAAAAGAATAGGTTATAAGTATGCACGAAAGATATACGATAAAAGTTTTTGGAAACTGTTTAACTATAGCCCATACGATTACACCATGAATGGAGAGATAGAAGATGAGTGAATTAAAAAGATTAGAAGATGAGAAGGTTAGATTGCAAAGAGAGATTGATGCAGTCAATCAGTTGATTGGCCCTGGTAAAACCAACAACATAAAAACATTGATACACACCGCAGAAAAGTTGGCGATAAATAAAAAACTTGTATCCTTAGAGATACAAATAGAACGATGCAACATAGAGATACAGAGGATACTAAAAGAACATGGGGCTATTTAAGAAAGGGAGATAGAAATGAGAAAGCCTAATAGAGCAGAAAGAAGACGAGCTTCATCTAAGAAAAAAGGTGGTGCGCAAGTTGCCCATACTTCCGGAGGCCAAAGGTTGAAGGCAATGCAGGATGAAGTACGATTTAATGAGAGCTTGTTTAAAGAGGAATAAGAGCAACTCAATACTTGTTTAATATTCAATAGCTGTTAGTCTTTAAGTATGAAATACATTGTAAAAAGTGTGAGCATATTTGACAGCAGTGTCCATGAGTGGGAGTTTGAAGACCTGTTCGAGGCACAAGCTAAGGTGAGAGAGCTTAAAGATGTAGGTTCTAATCACTTTATGATAAGACTATACAGCAAAGTATCAGCAAGTATCTAACACTAAACAATTAAGGAGGCAGTATGCCAAACGATGGTATCGATTTTCGTGACCCCGCAAGTATAAAAAACTGGGCTATTGAATTAGCTAATGCTTGTGGAGGTAGCAAGATTATGTTTGGGAATATAAAAAAACCAAACCCTACAAAAGCTAATGCACTATTAGAACAGTTCGCAATAGCATACAACACACAATTAATAGGAGAGGAAAAAGATGACGCAGGAAAAGCAGAGGAAGAATAAACTTTTAACAATAGAAATTCTTATTGATGAAAGCCTAGACAGAACAGCAGAGCAAAGAGAAAATTTTCTTAAAGGATATATTGGTAGTATCCCTGGTTGCACAGTTGTAAGTACAAATGTAGAGAAAGCAGAGGTGATAAATTTATGACAGACCAAAGTACTATAGTTCTTAACAGACTAAAAGGAATACAATCAGAGATAAACAGAGCGCAAATTATGTTGGAAGAAAAGCACAAGACACGCAAGCAGTTCATCGTTGATTGTTTAAACAACGACATTACAGTCAAGCAAATAGCAGGTATCTTAGATATTAGTTTGGCAAGAGTATACAAAATAATGGAGGAAATAAATGGACGATAAAATTAAGAAGGCTTTAACAAAGCCATTCAGTAAAGACGAAGTAAAGGCACCACCCAAGGGTAAGTTCGGTTCTTATGTACCGCATCACCTAGTCACTAAGAGACTTAACGATGTTGCTTATGGTGAGTGGAGCCATCAATTAAAAGAAATTGTAAGAGATAAAGAAGGAAGTATTAGAGCTGTAGTAACTAAGTTTACACTGTTCGGTGTACGACATGACGAAGTCGGTGATGTCGATAGCGTCGATGTAAACAATAACAATACCGAAGGTGAGTTACTAAAGCTATGTATGTCGGATGCACTAAAGCGTGGAGCTATGCGACATGGTATTGGCCTTCACTTGTGGACTGGCGAAGTTACAGAGGAAGAACACTACGCTAACAAAAGTGTAGAGAAGTTCCCACAAAAATCAGCAACACCCAACATAACAAAGCCAAGTGATAAGTTCTTAGATGAGGACCCAAGTGATATGTTGAACAGACTAAGAGAAGCACTTGCCTTTCACGAACCTTTAGAGGAGACAAGGAAAGCAATTAAGAAACAATCGTGGGATGCCTGGACAAAAGACAACAGAGAAAAAGATGTTGGCAAGTGGACAGAGCAAGACTTCGATGCGTACTTAGACTTGTTTGTACAGTACCAATCAGCTACACCAAAAGCATTAATCGATACAGTCGAGGAAGTGTTCGGTGAAGTAGCTGACAATAGTGGTAGTTTAAAACCATGCCCTAAGTGTGGTAAGACAGAAGACATAACAGACATGCGAGTTAAGAAAGCAGAGGCACCCGAAGGTAGTGGTATTAAAAACTTACCCGACTTTATGTGCGAGAAGAACGACCCGAAGTATAGACCGGCAGCTAATGGATGTGGATGGGGTGGATACATTGGTGGCAAAGGAGACAAGGAAGTACCTAGCACATGGCTCTAGAACAGCCATCGTTCCCACTAGATAAGTTGAAGGCAAAGTTAAAAGAGAAATATCCTAATCACAATTTCGATGTTCCTTCTATGCCCGATACAAAATGCAAAGTTAATGGTAGATGCCCTGGCAACAGGGCCATTTACTATGACAATAGTGGAAACTATTTCTGTGGTGCCATCATTAAGATGATGGATGAAAGAACCATGGAGAAATCAGACAAAGAATGTGGAGCTTATCTTGTTGAGTTATCAATGAAGAAAGCAGAGCAGAAGAGGATGAGAAATGTTCAGTCTCTTCGCTAGCATTCTACCCCTATGCCTAATACCCATCCAAGAAACACAAGAAGGCATAAGGCAATACATACATTGTTTAAACAATGAAACAAAGATAGAACATGTAATTCAATGGGAGCCTCTAGTTACAGAACACTTCAAAGAAGAAGATGTAGCAGAGGCCTTGTTGATTATATTCTGTGAGAGCAGTGGCCGAAGTGAAGCAGTGAATGGCAACACCAATAACACAAGAGACATTGGGTTGTGGCAATTTAATGACTTCACTTGGATTTGGTTGACACCTAAGTTAAATATAACTGGACCAAGAACTGACCCTGTACTTAGTACAAAGGTAGCAAGTTGGTTATATTACAACGATGGTAGTCACCATTGGAACAGTAGCAATAAATGTTGGAGGAAATATGACAAAAGCAAATAAAGACTGGGATATAGAAGGAGAAAAATTCTATGAACAACTTAAACAAGGTGAAGAAATGGAGAACCTATACAAGAAGTTCATGGGTAACGACAATATAGAAGTCAAATCAGAGAGACACATTTGGGAGAAGTCTAAAAACCATTTTGTGGAGTATCTGTACAGGCCTGTCAATGAATTAAAGTACGAACCTAGTGGGATATCCGCTACTAAAGCTGAGTGGTGGGCATTGTTTTTAATAGACGACAATGATAAACCCATCATGTGTTACACCATACCAGTATCTGCACTAAGAGAAATAGGTAGGAAATACATTAACACTGATAGAGATGTTAATGGTGGTGATGGTAACAGAAGTAAAGGAGTACTGGTACCTATAGAAGAGATAGCTTTATATCCTTTTAATCGTTAGCTTATATCCGGTTGTTTAAACAATGACCGGAAAGCTAGGCCCTCTGTCGTTTACTAAAAGAGTAAGCACTCCAGGGTGTGACCACAATCCACTTCTCTGTGTAAAATCAATAGACTTATCAAGGGATGGACATTGAAACCAGTGTCTATCTCCTTGGTTCTTAGCACGAAAGTGATGGTAGTGAGCTGTTATAAGTATCTCTGCTTCACCTGTTGGTAGGAAACCAAACATCTGACCCTTCCACCAGGCTTCTATCTTAGCCTCTGCATTACCTCCACCATTTGTCATGTGACCATGTGTGAATGCGGCCTTCTTACCCTTGACCTCTATGTTTAAATGATAACCTTCGGGTATGATGACCTCTACTTTTTCGTATCGTTTTTTATTGGCCGAAAATATTTCATCCATTATCTGTAGGTGCATGGTATCTGAGTTGTCTAATCTATTAGAAAGCACTTGCCCTTTACCACTCCTGGTCATTTCACCATGGTTCCCTGGCACTCCAGTCAAAGTAATCTTATCTACATGTGGCAAGAAAGTCTCTACTGTTTTGTATATCATAGCTCTAGCTAGTGAGTATTGCTCCAAAAGATTTAGTGAAACATTGAAGGGTTGACTGTCGTAAAAGAACTTAGAACACCCTTCTGTCAAGTCACCCATTCCTACTAGAAATACTTCATCAATCTTCATCCCCATCTTACGATAGTTCTTCAATAGCTTGACTGCATCCTGCAATGCTACATCATACCTGGCAATGGTTGCCTCTACTCCATAGTCATCTTTACCTAGTTGCCAATCTGACATCATAAATAACATAGCTGTATCACCACCAAATAGATTTCGTTTAGTTAGTGCGGGCTTCTTTACTGCTTGTTTAAACAATGCGTCATAATGTTTGTCATGTGTTGCTGATTTTCTGCGTATAGTTCCTTTGAATGCGTGAAAGGTTTCAACGATACCACCTTTAAGCTGTGCATTCCAGGAAGATACCTTTAAGATGCCATCTATTTCGTATATCTTTGGGTCAAATCCCCAGTTCTTTAGAATGTTATCGAAGTCATTCTCATAGTTAGGGTCGGTTCCTACATGTACAAGTTCACCCTTACCTGTGTTAGGGTCTATATCAATAGAAGGTTGCCACCCTGCTTTGTAAAAGTTATTACCATTCTCTGCAGGTATAGCTGTTTTCTTAGATGTTTTTTTCTTAGGCATGTTTCCACCTTTCATATACTACATTTAGTATATAACAGATATTGAATTACCTATGTATTTACTTGGATGCTTTTGTAGGTTTTGGTCCTATTTGTTTTTTAGCAAACTCTTTCACTACTACAAGTGCAGCAGCTCCACCGGATAGGGCAGCGAGTTGTACTGCATTAGCGTCAACACCAACTAATGGTGCAACAGTTAACGCAGATATGAATGCTTCAACAAAAGTCCAAACAGTTTTACTAAGAACATCTTTATATTCTTGGCTCATTTTGTAACTCCATGCTTCATTCCAAGGGGTCCACGCTACATCCTTCTTGAATGTCCCATCAGATTTTCTTTTTCTTTTAAATTTTTCAAACATTAGCTTATTACTCTACCTTTAATCTTAGCGTTTAATGCTATGACACCACCATTAATCTCATTTAATTTCTCCATAACATCCTTAGCTACAATAACATCTGTTAAACTAGCGTCATCTAAGTCCTTCTTTAAGAGTTGTTGTATAGTTGTATACTCAATGCTTACCTTCTTACCTTGTAGTAATTCGTTAGCAACTTTTCTATACATAGCTTTGTAGGCCTTTACACTTTGGCCAACGAACCCATCTTTACCTAGGTCTAAGTCTTGCTGAGTTTCCCCGATAATGAGACACCCACTGGTATGCTCATCGGTGTTTCCGGCGTGGATTAATATAAGAGAAAACCCTGGCACATCTTGTAAGTGCAACATTCCATAATGTGAGTTGCCATATTTAGCTGAGTACCTTGTGTGAAAACCACCTGTTTTTCTAAACTCTATATCGTATTCGCCTTCGGGTATGCAAGTTTCGTGCATTACTTTGACTGCTTGATACTGGTCTTCGAGTGTATAGCACTCAAACTTACCATCTATAAAGAGCAAACCATTCGTTGCATCTTTACCAAACTGTGTTCTTACTACTTGTAATTTCATTACGCCTCCTCGTGTGTTATATAACTACCATACTTGCAGTTACATATAGTTACCCAAGTTCCATTTTTATTCTGCTTGGGAGTACAGAAATCTTCTTTACTTGCCGCCACAACAGCCGCCACCACAACAATCCATGTTAATCTCCTTGTCTAAAACTAATAGTTAATAACCATATAGCTAGTGTAATTAGTGTAGCAAGTCCTGTCACTTGTTGTGCAGAACCAGTAAGTGTTAATGTGGCAATAACTAAACCAACTAAAGTCCAACTAAGGTTAAGTGTTTCCTTAATTACTTTAATTATCCAGTTGCCTACTTGTTTAAACATTGCCTCTCCTAAATACAAAAGCCGCCATAGATACTATTCTAGTCAGAATAACTGGCACTACAACTTCTTGTGCTTTTTCTCGTTGGTCTTGTGTCATGTCGTCACCTATCTCTGAAAGATTTATTTCTTGTATGTCTATATCTATAAAAGTTTGTATAGGATTTTCTATAAAGTTCTCGAACTGTACCTCTGTAACAACATCAGCAAGGGTGTAATTCTCTACATCTGTGTTCTCTACTGCTCTAGCTACATACTCTTCTACAGCTTCAGCTATGACTTCATCGTCTTTAACTGCTTCAGCAATGATAGCTACATCTTCTGCTTCTACTTGTAAGATTTCAGCGACAACTTCTACCTGTTCTTCAGTAAGCTCTTCAACATCTGCAATAGCTTCCTCAACAACAGCTTGTACTATCTCTTGTACTTCTTCTGTAGCTTGGTCTAGGTTCTGTACACCAATATCATTTACTTGTTCTAGTACTTCAACGACTTCTTCAACAGTAGCTTCTTCTATTACAATCTCTTCTACTTTAGTAAGCTCTAAGGGTTCTTCCTCTTCCACTCTCGGTAGTGTAGTGGTTGGCGTATCTTCACTAACAACTTCCTGTATCGGCTCATCCAAAACTTCCTTGACATCCTCTTTAATTTCTTCATCTACAACCTCCTCTAGTTCTTCATCTTGTATTGGTATTTCCACCACGATTTCGGGTGCAATATCTTCCAAATCAAATTCAATAATCTCGAACTCAATAGGGAGTTCTTCAAACTCCACAACTTCA